CGCCCACATAGTACCAGGGGTAAACATCTTGAACCCAGCCTTAATCAGATTGTTGCTGGACGGTACGTTGCCAGTAGTATCGGTTACGAGGCCAAGCATATCTAACTGCTTCGCTCGGTTCTCTCGGGCTCGCAACAGTCTTCCTTGTAGCCCATGTCCACGGTGCTCAGGGTGAACTCCAGCACGGCACAGATACCCATATCCTTGCATATGTGGGGACCAGCATAGACCAGCGTAAGCAACCGGCTGCTTGCCCTTAAAGGCCAGCCACCAGTCCCCACTATCTAAATCAGGTTCTCCGTTGCCTGGAGCGAAGGCCAGCTTATCGAGAAACTGAATGTCTATCGCTGTGTCTTCGTCTGTACTATCCACCCGCCGCACAACATACGGCGAACGTGCCATTAGCCCTTTACGCGTTTCAGACGAGGATTGTTCTTCTTTGCCTTCGGTGAAGCCTTACGCGTAGAAGCCGCTAGCTCGGCCATTGCGTCCTTCATAGGGACGCCTTGTTTGGCTGCGATGCCCTTGGCGACATTTTTGAAGCCAGGGTGAGCTTTAGTTTTCTTTACAGATGCCACGTACGTTCTCTTGGATTGTTCTGATTGTTTTCTTTGTCCAGCATTCGGATGATCTTGATGTTAGCCCAAGCATCCACCATGATGGCGATAGCGCCGATTAGGAGCACTAGGTTACTGAAGGTCACTCGTCCTCCCACTCGTCATATTCTTCGTAAGGCCCAACGGTGAACCCGATAGCAGGCTGTAACTCTTGCCTACGTAATCCAGGTGTCAGCGGGCCTTCGTTCGGGATGCGTTGGATTGGAAGTGTCTTCTGTGCGGTGTCTTTGCTGACCGGACGACCGCTTGGGTGTTTCTTCACTCCACCCCCATAGTCTTCAGTTGCTCTAACGTACTCTGCACGTCCACATGCACGATGAACTTACCGCCCCTCGCCTCCCACGCAGCTTTGTTAAGAGCGCGGTCGTCAATCATAATGTCTCCTGGCTGGCAGTAGTACGGCTTCTCGTTTGTACGACAGGTGATGACAGGGATTGGTGTATAGACATTACGACTAACCCAATGTCGCTTTTGGAAATCACACTGTTCTGGCTTGCTCTTAGGTAGCGCAGTAATGATGCCACGTGGGTACTTGTCGGTAGCCTCTAAGAGCCGATAAGCCCCCGGCATCATTTCCAAGTTCTGAAAGAAAAACGGGTCTCCGCTATGGATAGCGTCCCAGAACACCTTACTCCCATAGACGAACTCGAATTTGTAGATATTGTCCGTCCCCAGGATTTCTTCAACGCGCTTATCGAAGTTCGCCAGTACGCCGTCCATGTCGAAATAGATCGTCGGCGTCTTCACTTCTTATTCAGTCTCCGTTCCTCTGCCACGGGCTTCTTCCAGAAGTCCCTAATGCCCTCTAGCTGCCTAATCTTCATGTCCAAGTAGCTACGGCCCTTGTACATATCCTTTAAGCCGTCCTTGGCATCGTATCGCATGGTGTATTTGATGAGGTTAGCCAACCACCACGGAAGATCATTGATGGCGATGAACTCGATAGGCTCCATCTTCCAACGAGAGTAGTGGTTAGGGTGGTCTATCTCGTCGGTGGGAAGTGTAGTCCCTGTAATCTCCGTACTAGGGACTGTGTGTACGCAAGGCGGCACACAGTATGCGCAATCAGCATCACCTACGTCATTCAAACCACCACACTCGATACAGACCCACTTATGTCCGTCCATCAAGCCGCCATCCTCATTTCCTCTTCCACGGCAGGAGCTACCGGCGCAGGGTTTCCCTCTGGCGGCACTTCACGCAGAAGCCGAATAGAGTTCATCCAGTCGCAATTCAGCATTCGCAACGCGTCGTCAGATAGCTCGGTGTTGAATGTCGCTATACGCGCTTCAAGAGCATCAGCCGCATTACGAAGCAGAGTGCGGTATGCGACGTTAGAGCAATTCTTCGCTGCTTCACGAAGTTCAAGAAGTCTGGTCAAAATGTAACACTCGCTGTTAGAGCTACAGCCGACACCCAATAGACAACGTGTCGCCAGTCGCGGGCATAGGCATAGCCCACAGCCGCGCTAGCGCTCACGATGATTTGGAGGACGGCTAGGAGTTTACCGTAGTTCACTCGACTACTTGCCGCCCATGAGTGAGCGTAATGAACCTCCCGCTATCCGGTAGATACTCACACCACCTGTCAGACCACGGCCCGCGAAACGAGATAACCCAAGTGTCACCAACACTGACTACCTTGTGCATCATGTCGCGCGGTGTGTGGATCGGCTTCAGGCTTGGCCTGTAGACCGTCACTGTGCCGTCAATCGAGTTCTCGACAAGCTGACCCTTCAGCACCCAGGACACGGCATTGAACGCATGGCTATGGTAAGCCTCACGAGAGCCGTCCATGAAGTGAAGCAAGACGATAGAGAAGAGCTTCTTCGCCTCGATGACGAAGACGCCCCAGACGCGGGATAGAGGCCCGCCGTCTTTCATTACTTTGAAGAGACGCATTTAGTCGGCGTCCATAGTATCGGTTGTTTCCTTTCGCTATCCCAATCAGCCCAGCGGAGAATGCGCGCAATACGCGCCTGCTTCAGTGCGTCAGCTTCAGTGAGCCCGGCGTTAGTGAAGGCTTCCACAATAGATTTCCACACACACTCACGTGCAGCTTCCAGACCAAGGTGCTGTACTGCGTAATCCCACGTCAGGTTCAAGCCGTCAGTGGTCTTCAGGTTGTCCAGCAACTTCTCGGCTTTCACCTGCCCCATACCAGGACAACCAGGGTAGTTATCTGTCCGGTCTCCCACCAACGTCTGATACATGTGCCAGTAGTCGGCTTCAGCCGTGGATATGATTTTGAACTGCCTACCGTCCCAAAGTTTCCCAGGGACGCTCTTCATATCCTTATCACGCGCAACGATAATCTTATCAAAACTATTCGGCTTCGTTGCTAGGATGCCCATAACATCGTCAGCCTCGATACCGGGCATGGAGACGACTTTGTAGTTCTCCATCAGACGCTCTTTCACGTCATGGTAGCCCAGAGGCTTCCTACCGCGACCACCCTTGTAGTTGGGTTCTAACTCATGCCTGAAGTACGGCCCTGAGCCCATAGCGATGACGTGGTTACGCTCTCCGAAGTGTTCCAGGACGTTCTCAATAGAGCCCTTTGTGGTGTCCCACGCTTCCTCAACGTTGGTGACGAGAACTCTATTGTCCTCGTCCCATTTGTCTTCGTGTTCGGCAGCAGCGCAGCAGCGATGAAGGATATGGTCTCCGTCTAGGATAAGTAACTGCTTACTCACCTGAGAACACCATTGCTACAACACCTGCTATGGCCACAGACATTGTAGCTATGAACCCAGAAACGCCGCTAAGACTGTCAAACCAGTACGCAGGGGTAATACCGTCCGCGCTGGCTAAGGCCGATATGAACGACACTGCGCCCATAAAGAACGCAAAGATCAGAAATTTAACTACCGCGTTCGTCACTAAGCTCGCTTTCCAGCAACACCACGGCCTTACGAAGCCCTGCCTCGTACTCGTCAACTGTGACGTGGCTTTCGTCAGGCAGATAGATCACGTCAGGCTGACGTTCACTGTAGAACGCCTGTCTTGCAGCCTCGTAGCCTTCTGCAAAACCTTCTTCACGCGCCGCCGCAGCAATCAACTGAATAGCAGCCTGGAAGTGGTTGCCTGCACGAACCAACGCGTCATTAGAACGGTACGGCATTATTCAAATTCCTTCGTCTCGTTGAGCCATCTTAGGCCCTTACTTGTGATCTGCCACTCGCGAGAGAACACGTCTCGATTAACGCGAGAGGTTATGAGTTGAAGAGAAGCCGCCATAGCAACAAGCTCCGCATTGCTACGTGCGTAGTCACACTGCACCGTGAACCCATCAGTCCAGGCTAGCTCCAGCAATTTGATAAGCTGGAGTTCTAGACCCGGAGCATCAATGAGTGTCTTGCCATGACTTGCCGATTTTATATTCACTATCGAGGCGGATACGGAAGCCGTACGTTTTCCCCGCTTCTTGCGCCGCGCTGGTAAGCACTCGGCCAATTCTGTCTCCCAATCCGTTTCGGCAGGCAACTTGAAGCTCGTCATGTATCCAACCTAAGAAGACGAAATCTCCATCCCACCCGTACTTCAATCCCTCCGCTATGAGCATGTCGTATGCGTCACAAATCCAACGCTTACACAGAATTGCGCCAGCGCTCTGAAGTAGAGAGTTGAGCGCAGCGTGTTCTGAGCGAACGGGAATACGACGCTTATCGAGGCCCGGCAGGTAGCCCTTAGCTGCGTAATGGTCGATAACACGCTTCAGGTCCGCAAAGCCCTCGATACCAGCAATGACGTTCTCTTTCGCCTGCTTACCGGCCTTGCGAAGTGCCTTCTGTCCTGGAGCTTGGTTGCCGTCAAAGAACAACTCGAATAGGCGTTCGCCCTCTTCGGGAAATTCCTTCACCACCATGCGGCAGCAATCGAGGATGATCCTGCCTGCCTTCTCGTCACCACTGCCATAGAGCATTCCGTAGAACAGACGCTTTGCGCCTTGCTCACGGATCATGGTGTGAAGACGATTATGCTTGTCTCTCTCGCAATCGAGATAGCCGACAGCCAACACCACGGCCCAATGTGGGTCGCCCTCTAGCGATGCTCTGCCGTACGCGCCCCCGTCATACTTACACAGGTAGTGAGAGAAGCAGCGGCCCTCTAGACCACTCATGTCCGCGCCTACTTCATCCCAGCCTTCAGGGACGTAGAAGAGCGCACGGCACTCATTCCCGAAGGGTGAGCTAACCGCAGGCACCTGAGCGATGTTGGGATTGTAGTGAGAGGCCCGCGAGGTAACGGCCCCCATTGGGTTGTATTCGGCGTGTATCTTGCCGTCTTCCCCAACGGTCTTCAGCCACGCGGACTTGCCTGTAGCAATCTGCCCAATACGCTTATCGAGCATCAGGTAACGGGCGAGCCCTTCAGCTTGCGGAAACTCAGCAGCGATCTGTTCGATTTGCTCTTCGTCCAGCTTCGCTCTGCCACTCTCCGTCTTCTCAGTAGGTATCCAGCCAAGGTCCCGAAGTGCTCGCTCGATCTGCGGTCGGCTCCGTGGGTTAAACTCAATGACCTTCTGCTTCTCCCGCTGAATAGTGACCCCGGCCTTCCAGCCTTTTGATTTGTTGTCACGCTTCGGGGTGAAGCTCTCAGTCTTTACGTCAACCCAGCCTGTGAAGTGTTCCTTTAGCTTTCGCTCTAGCTCTTCCTTTTCCTCGACAAGCTGCACATACAGGTCTGTAGCTTCCTTCTCATTGAAGGGCCAACCGGCCTGTGTAATCAGTTGACAAAGGCGAGCTACGCGGTGCTCTAGCTCTAAGGCAGCTTGTGAGTACGTATCAGGCTTTAGGTAATCCCAAAGCTTCAACTGTGTCTGTACGTCCCCAGCGCAACGCTCTTGCATCTGAGGCGTCCATGTGGACCAATCTGTAATGTCCGCATGGAGCTTAGGGACGCCCAATCGAAGACCCCAAGCCTCAACAGTGTGCTTGCCGAACTGGTCCCCCATCGTCGGGAGACCTTTGCTCAGCAGCGTCTTGTTGAATTTGCTGTCTAGCTCTTTGATGTTCGGATAGATCGTGCGTGCAATAACGAGCGTATCTAGGCACGCGCCATCCGGCTTCTTAAAGCCATGCAGTTTGTTGAGTGCTTGGTAGTCATAGCCTATCCCGTGGTGCGCTATGAGAACGTCAGCCTTGTCCAACGTCTCTAGCGCACTTGGGATTTCTTTAGGTCCCCACTCGAAAGCTTCGCGCGTGTCAACGTCGCAAGCGCAGATGCAGTGAAATTTCGTGAGTGTGGGGAGAAGTCCGTTGCCTTCGGTATCGAAGAGAAGGCGCTTCACTTAGCCTTAGCGATCTTCAGCTTCCGCTCAACGGTCGTTACTTCAGCACGCTCGACCACACTGGCCTTTGTCCACTTGCCAGTAAGAACTGAGTTCGTGGCGTGCTTCTCAGCCTCTTCACGGTGGTCGAAGTAGTTCTCTTCAAAGTCGTAGTCACACTCCAAGACGACTGAGTATCCAATGATTTTACGCATCATAACAGTTCCTCTTAAACACAGAAACGGGCAGTGACGTAGGAGATAACACGGCCCTGAGAAAACGTATCCAGCTTCTTCAAGCTCTGGATGATGTTGGTGATAGCAACCGCTTCCTCGTCCACGTCAGACGCGTCGGGCTTGTCCTCGATACGCTCAACTTGGATGCTATTTGACCACAGATACCAACGGTTCTTTGCGTCGTCTTCTAGGTACCCTGGGTGTCCTCCAGTAAAACCGGAGAACTCAGCAGTGGTCGGAGTGTCCTCGCCTGCCCGGATAATAACGCCCTCAGTACCAACCTCAGGTCCGTTAATCTTCGTGTCGCTTCCACCAACAACGCGGATACGGTCGCCAACTTTCAAGTCTTTAATTTCAGTCATCAAATTACTCCTGAGTAATTGTAAAGGACGTGCCCTTCGGTGCTGGCGTCAGCGGATAGGTCGGCTTCCGGCCCTCAATCCACAGCGTACCTACAAAGAACGGGACGTATTTTCCTTTCTCATTCTCAACGATTACAAACAACTCACCATTCGCGTCGTTAAAGAAACTACTGGCGTCCCCACAGTCAAAGACGTGTTCCTTGTTAAAACCTTCCGCTTCGGCTGCGGTAATATTTCGTGTAAGCACTACAACTCCGGTGCTTCTTCAAAAGGGCACTCACTGTCAGCCAACAGTAACCTTCCGGTCTTCCTGCTGTACTCCAGCAAGTCCGCTTCTCCTAAATCGCCAGTCTCGCGTTCCTTTAGAACACGTATCCTAGCCTGCATGGCCTCTTGGCCGTCTGCTTGTTGATTGCGCTCCAGTGCCCAGACGTTATCCGACAGTTGCTCCAGTGACGCCGAACCACGCAGGTCCGACAGGCTCACTTGGTCCCCTTCGTTAAACGTCTTGCCCTGTACGCGCTTCAGGTGAGCAATGACGATGATGCCAACACCTGTTGCCTCAACTAGAGACCGCAAGTCAGTCATCAGCTTATCAATGTCTTTACGCTCGCCCTGTCCGCTTCCTTCCTGTCCCGACACAACGATGCTGATATGGTCCAGGATGATAAAGTCACACTTCTTCACTGAAGCGAAGTAACGTAGCTTTGAGATTAGGTTCTCGCTTTCCAGAGAACCAAAGTGGTTATAAAAGTGCATCCGTTGATGAATGACCTTACTAACCGTGTCTTCCCATTGCTGGCGGGTCAGTTCTACGCGCTTGGCCCTAAGCTGCCCAAGCGGAATGCTGTTGTGGATCGCGACGTAGCCCTGTGCAGTCTTCCTATAGCCTTCCTCCAAGTACACGTTGCCGATAGTCAGCCCGTATTCTTGGTGAAGGTGATAGGCTAGCTCGCGCGCCCAGGTGCTCTTACCGATCCCTGAGCCTGCGGTGAGAAGCGTAATCTCACCTTTACGGATGCCGTAGGATTTCTCTTGGAGCTTCGGTAGCGGCAGACCATAACCTACAGCTACCGCCTGCATTAGCTCGTCAACAGTAATCTCAGAACCGTCAATGATCCCATCAGGCTTCCACTCTGGAGCGTCCCAAAAGCACCGTAAGAGCTTCGCAGCCCCGTGTTCTTTCAGAACATCGTTGGCGTCTTTCTCCGGTAGCTCAGCGATACACGCCTTGCCTGGAGGAAGCATAGCCGCCACTTTCTCAGCCGCCTCCTGCCCCGGCTCGTCCATGTCAAACATCAGGACGATGCGACCGAAGCGGTCTAGCCAGTCGTAGTTCTCAGCTATGACCTTCTCAGCAGACTGAGCGCCGTTGGGCAGTGAGACCACAGGCCACTTGTTCTCGAAAGCCTGTGACATGGACAAAGCATCAATCTCACCCTCGGTGATGACTAGATGCTTGCCGCCGTTATAGAGCCACTGTCCGTAGAACGGAGCGTTCTTCATGTCCCCCAGGGCTTTAAACTTCTTGCCTGGAAGACGGAGCTTCTGGCCTACTATGAGACCTTTAGAGTTCTTGTAGGTGGCGATATGACACGTCTTGCCCTGGTACGTGCCCTTTTGATAATTCCAGTGCTTACAGGTCTCTTCCGAGAGGCAGCGGTTTGGGATAGCAACGATTTCACCATGTACCGGCTCCCAATCTTTAGAGCCGGATGACTTCGCTACTACAGCCTCGCCGCTTGCCTTCTCATTGTAGCCGCACTTCTTATGGCAGTGTGCCGAACCATCGTCATAGCGGGCCAGAGCATCACTAGAACCACAGTTCGGACACGGTTCATGCCCGACGAAGTTAGCCATTGCTCAGGGTGACACTACCCTCGAACGGCTTTGCGTTCTCTTCACACCAACCTTCAGAGTATTCACCCAACCGATGTGGAAGGTCGTGTGTACTAACCACCGTCCCGGTCTTAGGCGCATTAAACATTATAATGAGCGAACCATACGCCACATTCAGCCGCTTCAAACGTGGGTATGTGTCAACCACTTTCTCAATAACTTCGCTCTTCATCAGTGAACCGTCCTCTCAGCCAAACGATACTTCGTATATTTATGACCAACATCATCCCGCTTCGTCTCAGCCGTCACTTCATATCCGGCCTTACGAATTTCATAGATACACGCAGCCAATCGGCTAACGCCGTACACCGCGAGTGCCTTCATGTTGGAGATATGGTCATGCTGTTTCAGGTGCCGCAGGATAGTCTTAGCCTGGGGAGTAAGCCGAAGATCGGCAGCAACGCTAGGGTGGCTCAATGTGTAGCCCTCTTCTTCCTTTGCAGAGTTTTGATTTCCGCAATCCAGTCAGGCGGAATGACCTTCTCGGCCCATCTAAAGCCGTGGTCTGCGGCCCACTTGGCGTGGGTCGTTTTGCTGCCCTTATAAATCGGGACACTGGCGCGAGAGAAGACAAACCGAATATCGAGTTTGGGATGCTGCTCTTTTAACAGAACGAACTTCTGCCGCTCTTTGGCAGAATTGTTCTTCATATTGGAGAAACGGGCACCGTAGTTGTTAGCTCCGAAATGCCCCTTGCCCTCAATTACAATTCCCTCGAACCCATCCTTACCCTGAAGAACAAAGTCCACAGGGAAGTCAGACAGGTACTTCGCCATACGGGCAGGCACTTCGTACGGGACCGATACAGTCTCGTATCCGTACTGGATGCCTGCCGCGTCTAACTGCGCAGCAATATTCTTCTCTAGGCCGCTGCGGTATGGCGTCTCGATTTCGGCTTTCTCAAGCGCCTGCTTGAGCGCCGACTTGGGCATTATTCGCTCGTCTTCTCGACCAATTTATAACCGTGCTCTTCCAACAGTTTTATTAAGTAACCCACTGTGTAAGTAGAATCGGCTTCGTCGTCGCTGCCGAATTGCTCAGCGCCACTATCAGCGCCTTCGTACTCAAAGCCCTCTTCGACTTCATCGAAGGCAGAGCCATCGCCAGAGCCACCGCCCTGCATAAGCTCACGCGCCGTTGTTATTGTAGAGTGCGCCGCCAGAGTTGCCTCCAGCGATAGGCGCTGTGGACTGAATGAGGCCATTGAGGCAACAGGTGTTGGCATCATCGTCGTCATTACAAATCGGCTTCGTCGTCGCTGCCGAATTGCTCAGCGCCACTATCAGCGCCTTCGTACTCAAAGCCCTCTTCGACTTCATCGAAGGCAGAGCCATCGCCAGAGCCACCGCCCTGCATAAGCTCACGCACCTGAATGTCGCCCAGACGCAAGCCGATGCCGTGAAGTGTAGTAGTCTCGATAGACACCTTGCCGGTCTTCGGGTCCTTCACCTTCACCTTCTCGGTGCTGGTGTACGGGAAGATCGAAGAGGCAACACGGAGAACAGAGCCACCGCCAACAGAAACGCCTTCCGGCAGCTTCTTCTTCTTGGTGTCGAATACAGCCGGGCGGTACTTGGACTTCAGAACGATGCCGCGTCCATCGCTCTCGCCAGCTTCCTTCGCTTCCTTGTTCTTGTAGAAGGTCTTCAGCGGCAGTTGCACTTCGTCAATGTCAACGTCAGGCCACAGTTGGGCGGCAGCTTCCTTCAGCTTCGCTTCAGCCGTCTCATACACGTCATCATCTTCGATAACGCCATCGGTCTTGAACTTACCGTCAGCGTAGGTGCCTTCTGTGTCAGGCTTGCTAATCTTCGGATAGCGCGCAGTGAACCACGGGGTAAGCCACGCGATAGCCTTCTTCTTGCCGCTGCTTTTCTTATCGCTAGCAGCAGCCTTCTTAGTAGCCATTAGTTGAACAGGTCTCCGAGCTTGGTAGCAAACAGGCGGGCCTTGGCTGCATCAGCTTCGGCCTCTAGTTTCTTAGCTTCTGCCACAGCAGCAGCTTCCGCGTGCTTGGCGGCGTCGATTAGCCGTTGCTCTTCGTGAGCAATCAGATCATCAACGGTCTTCGTAAAGCTCTCAATGATGCTCTCGGCGGTTCGCTCTTTACCGAGAAGCCAATTAAAGAACGTCTTCATCATTTCCTTTCGATAATCAGTTATTGCAATTGTCCAACGCGTGTTGGACGTAAGACACTTTAGACGATCCATCCTTAGCGTCCTTCAGGAACGCACGAATGTCTTTAAGCGGAACAGACAGCCCCAACGGGCTCTCCTGCTGATACCCACGCACAACAACACCAACAAGCTCGCCGTTGTTATTGTAGAGTGCGCCGCCAGAGTTGCCTCCAGCGATAGGCGCTGTGGACTGAATGAGGCCATTATCAGCAGCTTCACCCCCGACGCCAATCATACGGTAATCCCGATTGACGCTGGCGATGATCCCGCTAGAGACCGAGGCGTACAAAACGCCAAGCGAATTACCGACAGCGTAAACAACATCACCACGCATGGGAGCCTTACAGGCAATCGGCGCAGCCATAGAGTTGTTTAGCTTTGTCTGGACCTGGATAAGCGCCAAGTCCTTGTTCTCGTCGTTCGCCTTAATCTTGAAGGTGTAAGTGACGCGACGGACTTCGTTAGGTCCATTGAAGAACAACTGAGAGACGGTGCCTTGCTTTGCAATACGCACGCGCTCCGTCTTAATAGTACCGTCATCCTGCACCTTCTCACGCTCAACAGTAGAGAACTGTTCACGGATGCAGTGATTGGCGGTCAGCAGATAACCGCCGTCCTTGTCAATTAACGTAGCCGAACAGTTGTCGTTGACGAGGAAGTTAGTGGCATCAATCTGCTTATTCATTGCGCTCGGTTCCCACGCGCTAGCGGGTGAGATAGAGACGAACGCGACAGCAATAGCTCCCACCAGCGAGAGCACGAAGTTACGCATGTCTTTCCTTTATTGTAGTCTATTGAATGTGGCCAGCGTCATCAGGCCAGCCGCGTAAATGAGAACCGCCGCTACGGCGCACAAATCGTGCAACGGTTAGAGACCCTCGGCTTCGTTAAGAGCCTGTGCGATCTTCTTGGCTCCTTCCTCGCGTACGGCGTTAGCGATGACCATAACGGTCGTGGTGGGAACGCTTTGGTAGACCTGCCATTCTCCGAGGAATTCCCGAATTTTATACTCGCTTGGCTCAGGTCCAGTCTTCGGGAGCGGGTATGCCTTCAGCAGCAAATCTCGGAACGCCTTGGCCTCGCTAGGATGAATACAGAGACGGTCACCAAATTCGTTACGATTGGGAAAATAGATATTACAGTGAGATCCTTCATAGTCGTTAGAGGCTATATAGATTTTACCCTCGTTGCCTCTGTCTCCAGAAAAGGGCTTCAACTTAATGGCGTTGTCGATCCCGTCGAACTTATCCTTCATTACTTCACACTCTCCCTAAAAGCATTCATAAATTCCCGGTGAAACTCGCTCCGCTCTTTTCCCGTCATCTTCCGCATATTGAAAACAACGTATTCGCCAGTAGTCGGCTGAAGCACATGGGCTTCCCAGCGGGCAGCGGTTTGGTAGACGATGACGTTAGGTTTCTTCTTCATAAGAGAGCTACAATCTCCCCTGTAACATTTACAACTTCATCCCGATAACCGTCCTTCAGCCGAAAAACTGTCAGATTGCTTGGTGCCTTGCCGTCGTACTCGTTACGAAGCCACTTTCGACATTCGTGTTTGACGGTGAAGGCAGCGATAGGATGGTGATTGATTTCTACTAGGTAGACGTTATGCGCTCGGGCCATTGACCGCTTCCGCGATAAGCAAGAGGACCATGAGTAGGCCGATAGCGAACAAAGCCGCCGCCCCAAAGCCACTCATTGCATCCCTCTGTTTCTGGCATATGCAGACAGGTTCACAACGTTGGAAGGCGTTTTCAAAGTGACAGTTATGTCGTTGTCCCGCCATCCCTTACTTTTACACCGGATGCTGTCTGGAGAGGCTTCAAGTACATCACTGAGTTTCAAATCAACCCAAGTGCTTTTTTTAACCGCGTAGACTATTTCGTCACCGACTAGAATTTCGTGGTTGAACCTGTCTCTCATTGCAGCACCCAAACAAGACCAAGTGCGAAGAAACTGATAGCTACAGCCCCGTACGTCATTGCAGCGTTTCCAGGTAATCTTCAAAAGCCTCTAGGTTTACGCCCTCGGTTATTAGCCCCACAGCAACGTCCAACGGGATTGGCTCGCCTTGGCTTACCGCTAGAAATCCGCGTAACTCCAAGACTTCAAGCGAAGGCGTAGGACGCGTTGAGAACATTTTGTAAGTGAAGGCTTCCATATTTCAACCCATCAGGTAATCGTTGCCAGTTGTGTACAGTCAGGTCATGCTTAGCCGATGCAAGAACCTCTGAGAGTACATCGTGGTCTTCGTACATCTTCACGAATTGCTCCCGGATTATCTCTCGGAAGCGTCCAGCCCTAGAGGCCAGACAGCCGAAGCTATCGTGAACCGTCGCTATGTCCGTGATGCCTTCAGAGGCCGCTGCGTTCACAGTCAGCATCAGGTGGGCAGCGTCTAGCGAGTGTACGAAGTTTGGGGCTACTCCATTAGCCGCACGGTCCTTATCAACAGTAGCCGTAGTACCGTCAGCAATAGAGATAGTCAGCCGCGTATCATGCAACCAAAGCTCAACACGCTTCACCTTTGGCGTCCGATAGATATTCGCCCAAGGAAGCCCCGTAGGTGTTCTCCAGGTCAACACTTTGCCCTCATGCGCTAACGCCTTGGCGCATTTCTGGAGAAACACCATTGCTTGCTCAGGAAGGTTCACGGTGCTTTGGATGGCAGCGTAAGTCTTCTCAGCAAGATAGAGCGCAGCCGGTGAGATAGCATTCTCATGCGGCTTGTCAGCAAAGCGTCCGAAAGGATGCTCAGTGATCTTCCCAGACAGTACGTCAAACGTCAGTGGCTCAATCAGGTCTTCGTCCTGTTGCTTCGCCATGCCGTACTTCTTGGAAGAGTAGCTATAGGTCATCACGTTGCGCTTCACCACCTTCCGCGTAATCCCGAACTTCAGACAGAGCTTTGCTAGCTCAACTTGATCTTCGGGACTGAGGCCGGTTGGCTTACCGTCTTTGGTAAAGCGCTGTGGACTTAAATTTTCGCCGCTTGCGTTTTCCTGTACGCTCTTTTCCACCACCGTCGCCACTGTCTGATACACGTCCTGCGGGCTCAGGCTCGGTGTCAGGTTGACTAGGCTCCCCTCCGGGGCTCTCGTCATCGCACACAGATGTTGGAGGCCCGAACACGAACCGTCGAAGGACACTGGCAAGTGCGTCGTGAAATTCTTCGGGTTCTGTGACCTGAGTGCCGCGTCCAGTTCCTTGCAGGCGGCTATGAACAGAAATGGTTTGTCCGCTTCCGTCCAAAAGGATTTCGCAGTAGCACTTAACGGGTGGTTTGAACATTCCGTTATCCTACTAAGATTTTTATCAACCCAGGCAACCCGGTCGTCAAAAGGTTGCTTGCTGATTTTGTCGAAGTCCCCGCAGTTAGCTGTGTGAACTTTGAGCCAGTAAAGTCCATCTTCCCCAAGGGGCTCTCCGTTGGCGAAGAGAAACAACGCGCGAACTCTGTCATCACGTTGGAAATTAAAATGGGTAACGCCATAGACCCTACCTCTCCAGTCACAATTCATCGGCGTATAGAAGCGCTCAGCATCGGCCAGCATGTCAGCCGTCGCCATGTCCTGAGCGAACAACACGCGGTTGCCTGTCTGTGTCCTATTGTGGTTGACGATCTTGGACGCCTTGTGTCGCCACAGACGCCTTTCGTCATCCGTCATGTCTTCCCAGGCTCTAGGCTTGGTGGGCATAGGCAGCGGGTCTTTGCCGGGGATACCACTGACAGCCAACCCTAGCTCTTCACACTGACGTATCAGGTCTAAGATAGGGCGGTTGATCTTCCAGGGGACCGCCTGGAGCGCATTCAGACCCGTCAGGTGTTCGGACATACTGCCGTCGCGAATAGACGCACGTACAGCCGCCTGAGCGTCCTTGTGATAGGTCCGAACGGCTGACGCCTTGAACCTGGACCGCTTGTCCCAATAGCCGCCCTCGGTCCAGCCAGTCCAAGGCTTAGGCGGCTCGATGCAGGGAAGGAACACAGGGTTGCGCTGGATAACTGCCTCAACAGCAGCTTCAGCTTGCTCCAGGGCTCCCGGCGCTATGGTGACGTACGCGTGCTCTTCGCCGTCCCTCTCGATAGCGAACACATCAGGCAGAGTTTCCACGACCCAATCCAGCAACGTGTTTCCAGCTACCAAGTATTGCCGCACGGACCATAGCTGTTGCTTGAAGCCAGAGCGTGACGCTAGCGAACGTGCTGCCTGCTTGCGGTACTTCAGATTGCCGTGTTTATTCTTGACGACTTTGTTGATCCGGGTCGCCAGCGCTTTGTCGCTCAACAGCAGATCACGGGCGAAGCATTCAGCAGCAATCGACTGTCCAAGGCTCAGGCAGACAGACCGAACCTTACCGTCACGGGCGATGCCGCCTAAAGTCCCCGAAAGAGCACACAGGGCCACTACGTCAGTGTCCAGGTTCTCTATCAGCTTGCAGAACTGTCCCCGCTCGCTGTTCGTAGGAAGCTGACGAGCATCAGTGAGGTACTGAGAAATGGCTGTTGATAGCTTCTTCAGATTTGCTCTAGCGACACCCATAGCTCCTACAGTATCGCCATAGCCGAAATTGCGAGCTACCCGGTCCTGCTTGTCGTTGAACTTCTGAAGCGTGAGAGCTTCGGATTGTGTCGTAATGTCCATCAAGAGAACTCCAAAGCTTCTTAAAGAGAGAACCAAGAGACGTGAGGCGGTTAGCGCCGTCGCCGTAGCTGATCCACCCGGCCTTAGAGGGTAAGCGGCACTCAGACCCAAGGGTTCATCTGTGTGACCAGCGGGAGCCACCCCGCACCTTGGGAAACTGTGTCTTTTCACACGCCTCTTGGTCTAATAGTGCGGGCCGATGGTTGCTATCCCTTTGGAAACACTCCACAAGTGGGGAGTATTTAGGCCAAAAAGAAACGCCCCCTCGGCGCTTACTGTGCTTTATAAGCATCGAGAGGACGTTACACAAGTGGGGATTATCACCTACCGGATGACTTCACCCATGTCAGCTTCAGCGTTGGAGTGCTGCCCTTAGTTATCAAGGGGTTACAAGGACAGCATCAGGTCCAAAAGTTAACTTTCCCCTACACTTGGGGTAATTTTTTCGTACGCACTTTGCAGGTCCGTGTCGGCAACGTGAGTGTACCTCAGGGTCGTGTTAATGTTCTTATGTCCCAGATATTTCTGCACAATTCTCAGGTTCACGTTCTTCTGGACCAATCGCGTACCGGTCGTGTGCCGCAGCGAGTGGATACAAAGCTCCGAAGGCAACCCCGCACTTTTTAGAGCCCTCTTGAACGCTTTCCAAAACGGAAAGTATTTTGGCAGCATGCCATTGGCTACAAGAGCCCGGAGCTTCGCTGACAAATCCTCCCCAATCGGAACGCTTCTTGCCTGCCCATTCTTGGTCTCCCAGAGGCGCAGCCAGTTGGGCTCAATCTGTGACGGCTCCAGGCCTGCAAGCTCTCCCCAGCGCATACCCGTGGCTGTGAGCACGCGAACGATGACAGCGTACTCAGGCTTCCCTTGTTCTTCCAGGATACGGCAGACAGTCGCCTCTTGCTCAGCCTCCAGCCAGTGCAAGCGGTTGCCGTCTTCTTTTAACCAAGGGACCTTCGGGACGTACTCGATATGCTTCCGGTCCAACGCGTAACGCAGCACCTTGGACGCGGCGCTCAGGTAGCGGTTGATGGTAGAAGATTTTACGATGCCACCGCCGCGCACAGGGCGGCCTTTAAGGTGCTTTACGAGTTTGTCCAGGTCAGACGTTGTGACAGACGTGATAGGCTTATCAGGGCCGATGAACTCAACAACGTATTCGTGCCGGTCCAGGCTCGTCTTGTCCTTGCCACGTAGCCACGCTCGATTGTTTGCACGGACTTCCTGCGCCACTTCACCGTAGGAAGGCCCGGTTGGGACTTCAGCTTGTGGCGCAATAGGAAGCTCACCAGTGAGCTTGACAACACCCTCCCACTGGTCAGCTTCCTTCTTCGTATCAAATCGTCCGCGCTGCCGCTTCCCGTGCAAGGGGACTTCAGCAATCCACTTGCCCGTTAAGCGACCTTTGCGTCTCTCAGGATATACTGCCATCAAGTGTTCCCTAACTTAGCGGCGGGCCGCGTTTCCTACCGTTCTGCGTAGTCCGTACAAATTCAAAACGCAGCCGCCTGTGGATTTTACTACCTCACGGGCCGTTTCGTAGCACTCAAATTGCCCGATATATCCGGGGCTAACCACGAGATAGTGTACTTGCACGGGCCTATTCGGGCAGGTTGCCCGCTCCTCGTTAGGGGATCAGATCAGAGCAATCGACGCCGGCCTTCGCCAGCCGCTCGAACAGGACGCCCATAGCCTCGTCTTTCTGGCGGAGTATCCGGTCGCGCGCGTCAATCGTCCGCTGCATGTTGCGAAATTCCGCGTCGATTTCGTCTGCGAGGATCGCGTTCGTTCGCGCGCATCTTTCGGCTAGGTGGTGCATTAGTGGCCTAATCCGACTTCTGCGGGAGCCGCTCGCCTCACGCTTTATTGAACGCCTGCTCGGCGTCATAAGGCGACGGGTCAAACCCGGCCACACCTTCCTGCAAGTTCTCGCCGTAGAGCGCGCACCACTGATCGCCGTCAGGGTAGAGGGCGGGGCGAAGCCTAGTGAACGGCTCGGCCGCGATGGCGCAAATGTTCTCGGCCGCCATACGCGCGGCATGGCACATTTGATCTACCACAACGGTCTGGTGATCTGCGTCAAGCATGGGGTCTCCCTACTTGAATTTAGAAAAGATGGCCGGGTTTTCGTAACCGGCGCGTTTCCGCTGTGTTTCGTAGGATAAACCACAGTCAATAGCGTACGCATTCCTACAGAAAACACAGTGTTCACGAATAGCCTCAGTTATCTACTTTCGGTACGGGCCATCCATGGTCTAAGCCGGTGTAAGGTTCAGGTAGCTGCCTTCGTTTCATCAGGTGCCTACGTATCCTAAAGTACCCCCAAGTCACCCCATGATACACAGCGCACCCTACAAACCCAGCACATATCGCCTGCCACATGACCGTTCCCCTTTGTGTAGCTAGGGCAGAAATAAAAAACTCCCGCCCTAGCTTATCTTTCGATTTGCCGAATGATCCGATGAAGTAACGCCCTACCCTTAGTGGTCAGGTAGATTTCATTCTTGCGAAGCTCCATAGGATTTTGACGGCTCTCAATCAACCCAAAGCCTTCTTCCATATGCCGGTTACGCTCGCCTATATCCAGCAAGTGACGAGACATGACCGACATAGACACCCCGGCTCGCTTGGCGTAATCGCTCACGCCTAGACCTTCTTCCATTGCGACCAATAGGAAGGCCACAACGTACTGAAGAGGCATTGTGGGGCGGATAGCTCGGAAAGCTTCGATAGCTGCAAGCAGTGACTTCACTGCCTGAGCATCAGAGCCCTCCAGCTTGTTAGCCCTTACGTTCGCCATACTCATTTGCTCTCCCTGTCTCAGTTACGCATACACATACATAGAGACGCGGCCAAGCGATACCAACAGGTGATAGTTGTCAGTCTGTTTTTTCGGTTAATTCTACTCAAAGGTGGCTTGACAGTTGCCCTAAGATCACACCCGTTCCTACCGCCAAAGCATGTGCTTTAGCCGCTCCGATAACGCAGATACCTACACCAGCAGCGACTAACGCAGAGAACAACGTTCTCGCCGTATCGCTTCTTATCCCAGCGACATGCGAAAGCTCAGGCATTGTCAGCAGCGCAACATTGTCGAAGAGCCGTAGCCCCGAATGTGGCGTGTCTAACCGGACTTCAATGCCTTCAATCCCCATGTCGTCTACTAAATCAACAACAGTGCCTTTTTCCCCTGGGACTAGGACTGTGTAAGGGGCTAAGTTTATGGTGTGCGTCATCACCACCCTATCACCCACCCCGAATTGACTACGCTGCATTACGAATGCCCTTTCGCTTTTGTTGATTAGCTTACGTTTCCCTCCAGCCCCTTAGCGTACGTCTTCTCGTTTACGTTGTGCTGTGGTGTTTTAATCCTCCTCCTCGACTGTCAAGACAAAGTTATTTCGATAACGACACTCTTAAGCACCGCTCCAGAACGGCACAGAACAAGGGGACACTCTCTGCCGCTCCAGGCCGCTGCCTTAGTAGTTAGGCCGCTTGCTTGTTCAACGGTTCAACGTCGGCTAGCTGTTCTGCCTGTGCTGCCGCACGGGCTTCCAGTGCAAATGACGCGGCGAGCACCGAAATAGCCGGAACGTCTTTGTCGTCTACTGCCCCGTACATCAGCGCCAGCATACACAGCGTTGCCCGTGCGATTGCTTCAGGTTTCGGAGAGCCGTCAGCAATTGCGGTCAGCGCAGAGACGCAAAATGCCAAGTCTTCAGTAACAGCGCCTAGATCCTTCTCTCGCTCGCTTTGCTCAACACCACTCGCCGTAGCGTTGGCCGCTTTGATTTCATCCAATCCCATCATGCGTCAGTGTCCTTTCAGGTGATGATTGCCTTACGTGTATCGTCAGGGTACGTCAATACAGAATTTACGCAGCCTGTTGTTTATCCTGTCTGTCCTCGATTTCGGCCAACTTCTCCAGGCAATCCAAAATTGCGAAAGTTTCATCGCCTAGTGAAGTTCCACCACGCGTTTTTCTCCAGTGTTCTCTAGCTTCCTCCATAGTAAAATAACGACACCCAGCGATTACTCTACGTTTTCCGTCAGAACACGGAACATACACAAAGACATATCTATCTGAGCGTACAATGCCGTAGACCTGCACAGAGCCGTAGACCCGCGCATCGCCGTAGACCTGCACATCGCCGGAGACCTGCGCATCGCCGTAGACCTGCACAT